ATTATCCAATAGAAATAAATATTCATCAAAAGTAGTTGACAATAAAAATTACTTCTCTATATATTAATACGCTATTAAAAATTAAATTAATAAAAACATATAGGAAAGTAAATGACAATTAACTTACGACAAGACGCTCCTGATCAAAGCGATATAATTGATCCAAAAAAACTCTCTGAAGAAATAGAGAAATTAAAATCAATACAAAATAAAATCTCAACATTAAAAGCACAGGTAAAAGATTTAGAAGAAGACGAAAAATATTTTGTCTATGATGTAATACCAAAATTAATGTATGACATGAATTTAAGTACACTGAAACTAAAAGATGGATCTGAAGTTTCAGTTGGTAAAAAATTTTATGCAAATGCTAGAGCAGATAAAAGAGCAGATGCATATCAATGGCTTCGAGACAATGGCTTAGGTGACATTATTAAAAATAATATTAGTGTTACTTTTGGTCAAGGCGAAGAAAACAAGGCTATGGCATATGCTAACCTTGCAAAGGAGCATGGCTATGAGCCTTCTCAAAAGGAAGATGCTCACCATGCTTCTGTATCAGCAGTGATGAAGGAATGGAAAGAAAAAGGAAATGAAATTCCATCTGATCTGTTTTCTGTACTTGATGTAGATCAAGTAAAGATAAAAAACAAAAGCTAAATTAATAAACCAATAACTTAATAGGAGGAAAAATGGAAAGTCAATTAGCTAATAAAGCTGATGCCGGTGCATTAGCAACAATAAATCTCAGAGGTGACTCTGGTAAAGGTGCAGAAGAAATTAAAGGAGATGATGTATCAACTCCGATCTTAAAAATTCTTCATCAATTATCTCCAGAGTGTAACGAAAGAGATCCAAAGTACGTAAAAGGTTCCAAACCAGGAATGATTTACGCTTCATCTTTTGGTCAACTAATGGATGGTGAGAACGAGGGCATCAATGTAGTTGTTGCTCACACTCAAACTAGATATCCAGAGTGGCAAGAAAGAGGAGATAGTGCTTCAGCACCAGTTGGAACTCACATGGAAATACCTGCAGATGCTACAGAAGAAAGAAACGGAAGATACAGATTACCAAATGGTAATTATGTTGAGAAGACCGCTTACTTTTATGTGGTGATGGTACAAGGTGAGGAGTTTAGACCTGCTGTGATTACTATGCGTTCATCTAATTTATCACCAGCGAGAGAACTTAATAATCTGATAACTAATTTAAGAGTATCAGATGACAAAGGTTCATTTCAACCTGCTGCATACTCAGCTTTGTTTAATCTTAAAACGATTGGCAAGACTGCAGGCAGTAAAAGTTGGCATGTATATAAACCATCTAAAGTTAGAATGTTAGACATTACTAAATCAGAAGATGCAGATTTATATGTAGCAGCACAGAAACTACAAAAAACTGTAGCCAAAGGAACTGCTAAACCTAAGTATGAGAAAAACTCTACTACAGGAGATATTGTATAATTCCCACGGGAATCGTTGCAACTCGAGGCCGGAAAGCGAGAGTGGACCGGCCTTGGTAGGTTATGAAAGATTTTATAAAATATTTCACAGGTTTAAAACGTAATTATGGATTCTGTAATATTCATAACGGATATAAAGATGAATCCGGAAAAATAAAATTTGAACCCAAAGATTATGGTTGGGCTAAAAAAGAAATAACAGATAAAGATTACGAAGAACATTTAAGTGGTGTTAAATCTATTGGTGTAAATCCATGTGATGATGAGGGTAAAGCTATCTTCGGTGCAATAGATATTGATCCAAAAAATTATACAAATTTTAATTTACAAAAATATTTAAAAACAATTGAAGAAAAAAAATTACCAGTAATACCTATCATATCAAAATCAGGTGGACTTCATTTATATTTATTTGCCAAAGAAAAAATAAAAGCATCTGAGATAAGAGAGTTTTTAGAAAAATTATTATTTATATTTGGTCTACCATCAAAGACGGAGATATATCCAAAACAAACTTCACTGGATTCAAGTGATGGTAAAAGACCTTCGGGTAATTTTATAAATCTACCATACTATAATAAGAAAGATCGTGTGGCAGTTAAACCTGATGGAGAGAAAATAGATTTTAATACATTTATCAAAGTTATAAATTTAAACGCACAATCTGCAGAGGATTTAAAAAAACTTGGTATAGATTTAATTAACAAAGAATTAAAGAATCAAGCAACAGAATTTGATGAGGGACCACCATGTCTTGGTCTAATATGTGGCGACATAGAAAGAACGAAAGAAAAGCTACCAGACGAAAGAGACAGATTCTT